GATGTAAGCTTAAACAAGAACACTTACCGAATGATCGGCACCATGACCAGCAAGTTTGTTAATGAAGTATGTGATCATATTATTAAAAATCACGGTGCTGATATAGTCTTTTCAATTAATCCTAATAATCAGCATATATCTTGGAGAAAGAACAAAGAAACCTGTCCTATTGATCTTTCTAAGTTATCTGCAAAGCTTTGTGACGGTGGTGGCCATGAATACGCAGCAGGAGGTAAAATGACTGAAACGTTCATGGAATTTACTAAACAATTAGCCCCTATAACAAAGTAATATGGCAGGTGTAATAGGCGCATTAGAAGAAGCAGTCATTAATAACCCTCTCCATGTTCTATCTGAGGATGAACTAGAGAGTGAGCTTATTAGATTTTGCTCTTTTTGCTCTATCATACACAACAAAAAACTGAATAGCGTTGCTATCTTTACTTTAATTGTACAGAATAAGATTTATAAAAAGATCTTTATGCGTATGATGCACATCGATAATGAACGGGAAGCATTACTACTATTTTTAAAGTACAATTCAAATTTGTGCCGTAGCAAAGTTGTTAAAGAGGTACTAAAATCGTAGTACAAATGAACGTACCCGAAATTTATAATGCATATCTTGGTACATCGAGACGTGCAATGAATCAACCCTGGAAAGCGCGTAAGAATTTCGACGGATTTGAAAAGACTCCAGATGGTATAATTTGTAGAAAACTGGAATTGTTCTTTAAGAAATTTCCACAAATCTCACCTTACGAGTTTTTTAAGGCTCCATATGAGGTATACAAAGACGACAGTACCTTTCCTTTAAACTTTTATACTACTCAAAAAGCTATTGCAGTATACACAGCATTGCAAAAGCAAAAGCAAGAAGAAAGCCCGGATACTGAGAATCAGATAAAGAGTATTAAAGAATCCCTTAAATACATTGCATCTTATTGTATCGAAAAGGGAATTACTCTTGAACAATACTGCAAAGGTAACAGTTCATATGTACAAAAACCATTTGTGGATTTCGCAGAGAAGCGACTCAACATTTACGTGTTAATAAAGTTGCCTTTTTTCGATACCCAGCTAAACTCTCTTAACCTTCAAGATAAAGAACTTTACTTGAAAGAAACGTTCAATAGCATCGCAAAATATAAGATGAGATTGAATACTTCTAGTAGAGCAAAGAGCTTAATTGACGAAGGTCTCAGAATAATATCAAATACAACTAATACTATTGATAAAACTAAAAACTAAACTACACTAAATAAAATGAAACCTACGTTCAATGCAAATATGTTTGAGAGCATTAAGTCTGCTCTCGAAAACGCTAAGAGTAAGCAAAGCGGTTCTAAGTACAAGGAGATTCTTAAGCTTGATGCTCCTGCTACTTATGTTGTCCGTCTTCTCCCTAATGTAAAGGCCCCGTCGGAGACGTTTCTCCATTATTATCATCATGGCTGGAATAGCATTAATACCGGTCAGTATGTAAATGTTATCTCCCCTTCTACCTGGGGTGAGCGGTGCCCGGTAAGTGAACTTTACTTTAAGGTTCTTCGAGATGGAACTGATGAAGAGAAGGCTCGTGCAAAGGCTAATATCTCTCGTAAGGAAAACTGGCTCGTTAACGTTTATGTCGTGAACGATCCTAAGAATCCTGAAAATAACGGCACTGTTAAGGTTCTTCGTTATGGTCGACAGCTCAATAAGATTATTGAAGCTGCTATTAACGGTGATGATGCAAGTGAGTTCGGCGCAAAGGTATTCGATCTTGGCGCTAACGGTTGCAATCTCCGTATTAAGGCTGAACTCGTTTCTGATAAGCCTGGTGCACCTAAGTACCCGACGTATACAGCTTCGAAGTTTCTTTCTCCTTCTGAAATTGAAGGGGCAGATGAAGATAAGGCAGCTGAGATCTATGAAAGCATTCATGATCTTAATGAGTTTGTAGAGCATAAGTCTGCAGCTGAGATTCAAGAGTTTATTCAGACTCATTACTATGGTAAGGAACAAGACGCTTCTGCTACTACTGTAGTTGAGAAGAATAGTTCTGAGGAAGAGGATGTACCCTACGAGTCTCCCAAGCCCGCAGCAAAGCCAGCTCCAGCTCCAGCTCCTGCTCGACCTGCCGCTAAGCCAGCACCTAAGATTGAGGCTGTAGATAACTCCGCTAACGACGATAAGGTTAAGGCAATCCTTGACGGTCTCGACGACCTGTAAAATATATGACCGAACAGCAAAGACGTGAGCAGATAATGAAAGCCCGCCAGCAACAAATGCAGCAGCGGCAAACAGCACCTGCTATGTCTGATGCTGATGCAATGAGAATTGCTGCTGAGAATGGCTCCATTACCCAAGAACAAGTGGTAATGGCTGCCATGCTTGGTAAGTTGGTTAATGGCGGATTAAATGATCTTAAGAAGATGTCAGTCGGGGAGGGTCTTAAGGTTGGTAATGTAGATATGTCTAAAGTAATGCCTTCTGGTATTGCTAAGGCTATGAATCTACAAAGACCGCAACCAGCGCCTCTCGCCCCAGTACCTGAACTCGCAGTGCCAGTAGATCCTGTTGCTGCTACCCTTTTTCCTCCTATTCCAGAACCTAGTGTGGTAATTCCAATGCCACCAGTTAAACCGCCAAGAGTTGAACCTAATGATCAACTGGAATTAGATTTTGATAAGAAAACTAAATACGAAGATATTGAGTTAGCTCTTGAAAAGGTTCGGGCTGATATTAGAATAGTAAACGAAAAGCTCGATAAGGTTATCGAGTACCTAGATAAAAAAAAATTGATCACCCAACAAGATGGAACTCAAACTGGTTAAAAAAGATTTTGCGGATAACTTTTTAAGTGTTATCGGTAAAGCTGTAGATATTGCTTCTGTTAAGGTTAATAAAGACGGACTCTATGTAGTCTGTAATAAACCTGATACGAGTATTATTCTTCTAGGTAAGTATAACTACCCGGTTGAGATTGAGCAAGAAACCGCTCTCAATATTGGAGATATTAAGAAGCTACTTCGGGTAATTGACTGTATTGAAGAGGATAACGTTGTATTTAAGATCAATAGCAACCATCTTCACTATAAATCAGCTTCTATTCAATTTAAGTATCACTTCTTAGATGATGCTATTGTACCTAAGGTTACCTTAAAGAAAGAAAAGATTGAAGCTCTTGAACTAGATACGTTTTTTGACGTAGACTTTAAGAAGCTTCAAGAAATCCTTAAGGCTAGCTCTTTTACTACTGAGACCAATAAGATTTATCTTTACGGCCAACCTGACGGAATTTATTGTGAACTTGGTGATAAGGAAAAAGCTAATACTGACAATATATCCTTAAAGGTAGCTGACTCTATAGAAGGACAGCCCCTTAATCAAGTACTCCCGTTTAACCTGGATATATTCAGGGTATTAACTGGGGTAAAGTTTGAGAAAGCTAGAGTAGGTATTAACCTTAAGCATAAGGTAATGTCGTTCTACGTTAGACCTACTCCTGAAACTGAATTTAAGTTCATTATTTCTGGATTGGTTAAGTAATGGCAAACAAGATTACAACTCAAAGCTATTTTGTAAAACGACTTAAGGATTCAGGGTATGTCGTTTACAAGCTATTTGACGATTATAGTGAAGCTGACCCTCGCAATTGGACTGTTTTAATTGATCCAGGCAATGCATCTATTATCTGCACCTGCTATATTAACCATAAAGACTTTTTCGGCGAAACTTTTTTTGAGTTCTACGATGGTGGTCAATATTTTCCTGAAAAATTTAAGTTGAAGACTGACAGTATTGAGGTTATTATTAGCTATCTAGTTAAATTCGGTATTAACAATAAGTCAGAAACATACATTAAACAAGATGTCGCAAGATAATTTTTATTCCAACACAAACCATTATATGAGTAACTCTAAGAAATACGATTGGCTCGGTGAAGATGTAGAAGGTAAGAACGCTCCGTCGTTCGACGCTGTTAACTACAAGTATATGGAGCCTGATCGTACCTATGATACTACCCTTAAGCCAGATAGTGCTTATATTGCTACTTTGCCTGATTTGCAGAACGGACCTTCATCCCTTATTCAGGGAGCTAATGTTGCTATTCAGCAAGTAGGTATTCATAACTTTAAGCTTCCGCTTAAGTGGACTCGAGCTGACGGTACTGTTATTGAGCTTGAGACAGCAGTTACGGGTACTGTATCTCTTGATGCTAATAAGAAGGGTATTAATATGTCTCGTATTATTCGTTCATTCTACGAGCATAAGGATAATGTATTTGACGCTAACTATATCGAGGATGTACTTAAGCTTTATAAGAAAAACCTTGGTACCTTTGATGCTAAGATTATTCTGAAGATCTCTTACCCTATCTTACAAGAGAGTCTTCGCTCCGGTAATAAGGGCTACCAGTACTACAATATCGCTATTGAGTGTAACCTTAACCAAGCTGGAGTATTCGATAAGATTATTCACTTTGACTTTGTTTATTCATCGGCTTGCCCTTGCTCATTTGAACTAGGTGAACATGCTCGTAAGTACCGTAATAAGGCTGTAGTATCGCATTCACAGCGTTCTACTGCGCGTATCTCTATCAAGTATACCGACCATATTTGGTTCGAAGAAATTCAGAAGATGTGTCTTAACGCTCTTAAGACTGAGACTCAAGTAATGGTTAAGAGAGAAGATGAGCAAGCTTTTGCTGAGCTTAATGGTGCATATCTGAAGTTTGTTGAAGATGCTACTCGTTTGCTGTATGAAGAGTTTAATAAAGACTCTCGTATTGTAGACTTTAAGATCGTCTGCTCACATCTAGAGTCGCTTCATTCTCATGACGCTATTGGTTGCATTGTTAAAGGTGTAACCGGTGGATTTACTGCTACAGTTTCTGAACCGGAGTTGCGTAGTTTGGTTCGTTAAGTAAGTAAATAATATTGTGAGTAAGGTAGATAAAAACTCTAAAAACAGTAGTAAGTCTAAGCGAAGCTCAAAAAAGATAGTACCGGTTTCCACCTCTACTGTACCGGTATCATCTACCTCTACCTCTAAAGTAGAAACGCAATTAGCAGAAACTGATCAAAAACGTTTACAAGAAATCCTTCTCCATGCCCAGCTTGAGTTTAGCAAGATTAAAGTTGGAATGGTTAAAGAAAAGAAAAAGGAAATTGAAGCGCTAGATCAAATGATTAAAGAGTTTATCGGGCCGTTTATGTTAATCGGTTACGATTTAACTAATAACCCAATTGAAATGGTATCAGCTTCTTCCCCTGCAGAGCATGATGCATTACTTGAACGTTTACGTAGAGTAATGTATAAGATAAATCAGAACATTGCTAATACAGGTGGAAACGATCCGTATGGTTTCAACTCTAATTAAGAAGCTTAAGCTTCTTTTGTTACCTCGTAAACGTAGAATATACGTTGTTCTAGAAGGTAAACTTAAAGGAGAGTGGCTTGTAAAGATTAAAACTACCTTAGAAGGGGTAGTATTTTTTTCTTTACCTGACAAATACATTCACACTATATCCCAGAAAGATCTTGACTTCGGTCTTAAAAATAAAATAATTGAACCTGTAGATGTATTACCGGAACGAGTATATAATGTCTGCATAGCGGAATACAACTACGAATCTACCAATGTTAAACAAAATAACGCTCTTAATCGACGGGAACAACACGCTACACCGGACTCACTGGATAGCGAATAACACCGGCAAACAGCTTATTAACTCTAAAGGGGTTAATGTTGGTAGTATTTTTACTTTTGTAAAAGCTATTAAATCTTACGTCGATCAATTTAACGCTAATGAAGTATTTATTGCTTGGGACCGGAAGCTTACTCGTGAAATACCTAATTTTCGTAATACTTTGACGAGCGGTACCTATAAGGGAACGCGAGATCAAGAACGTAACAAAGACGTCTATGGTAGTATGGATGAAATCCTCGCTATTGTGGATTTGCTTGGAGTAAAGAATATTTTTCCTGGGCATCTCGAAGCTGATGACGTAATTAGCTGGCTCAGTAAGAACAATACCGGTAAGAAAATTATTATCAGTGTAGATAGAGACTTTATTCAATTGGTCTCCCCGGATATATCTTATTATAACCCTATAAAGAAGCAGCTCATTGATCATATTAACTTTAATGAAGTTTTTGAATTAACCCCAAGAGAATATCTATACTATAAGGCAATTGTTGGAGATAAATCTGATAATATTCCTGGAGTGGAAGGCTTTGGGGAAGTTAAAGGCATAAAGCTAGCTAAAGCTTACAGAGCTTATGTCGATAATGAATCTATTTCTGAAAAGGACCGGGAAACTATTACTGCTAATAATGCTGTAATAGAGAATAACTTGAAGCTTATGGATCTTTCATATGGTTTGATGCAATTTCCTAATGAAGTTGCTCTCTATGATAGTCAAATTAAGAATCTAGAAAGTTTCGAACCGGATTTCAATAAATTTAAAGAAGTTTGCCAAGAACTTGAATTTAACTCTATTCTCAATAAAATTGAGGATTGGCAAGCATCGTTCTTAAAAAATCAGAATGATAACATATTAGCCGGGTATTTTAAGGCTTTTGAGTAAATATTGTATATGTTACAATCTAAAGTAGAACCACGTCCGCAAACCTGCAATACTTGTGGTCAACCTAGTGTACATCCACGTATAATGCAGGTTCGTCGTGGCACTGATATCGTTACTGAAGCTCACTGGATTTGTCCAAGATGTTCTAATAGATTCATGGTCGGAACAGTAAATATTCAGAGCAGTGAAAAGAAAAACTAAGAAACTTTTAGACGAAGCATCCTATTACACAGGGACTTATTCTGGACAACAAGCTCCAGAAACTATCTCTGCATACGAATATAGTAGAGATAGTGTCCCTACTCTCAACAAGATTGCTAGCTTAAAGGATCAAGGTAACGATGTAGGTATTCCGCAAGCTTTACCACATCCATTTCAAGACAGTGTAAAAGAACTTGCTGATCTTTTTTTAAAGGCTCAAGATCTTCGTAATAAGGCACGGGATGCAGCTAACTTACCTCTTTTTAAGGGTAAGGAAGCCGACCTAGAAGTTTTTCGTAAAAAGCTTAACGGCATTATGGTAGAGTGTAAAAAACTTGCTTCAGGTTTAAACAAATTTACTCTTGCACCAAATTAAATAAGTTCTCCTAATAAGGAGACAATATGAAAAATGTACTATTAGCTTTAGCTAGGTCTCTAGCTATTACTATAACCGTATCAATAATCGTGGGGCTTATTGCCCTATTTTTTGGCCACTCACCTTGGCTTTGGGGTATCGTAACGCTTGTATCTCAGTTTACGGTGTTTTATATTTTTAATACCTATCTGGAATATAAGGCGATTCGAGATGCTCGGGATATTGCTTTGCGGGAAGCTCAGCTAATTGCACAAAATACTCTTAAGGTTGAGTGCGCATCTTGTAAGAAAGAAAACGAAATTATTATCCGTACAGATACTGAGAATCGTTTTATTTGCGGGTACTGTAAGACAAAAAATTCTGTTTATCTTGTTGCAGATACTGCAGTAGTAACCGAGCCTCTTTACGAAACCGAACCCCTTCCTAATACCGCTTCTACAAATGGATCATAATAACCCTACTAATAAGATTACAATTTACGAGTTTGCCCGCTGGGCTGCTCTACTTGAAGCAGTAGACATTATTGCTGAAAAATGCGAAGATAGGGGAATAGATTTTGATAGTTCCGAAGGTATGAAATATATTAAACCTTTAGACATTCAAGATTATGTTAACGTACGAACCGATTCTTTAATTATGAAGATTAAGACAGCTAGGGAAATTGAAAATAACCTTAAATCAATCAAATGTCTACAAATCGAAAAGCAATTAAAACTCTTGGAAGTAGTAGAGTAATCCATCTTTACGGAGATGTTTGTGAAAAGACAGGTAGAGAGATAATTAACCGTCTTATTAATTTAGATAAAAAGAGCAGTAAAGATATTTTACTCATTATTGATACCCTGGGTGGGGATATTGATATTTTAGTGTCTATCTATCAGATTATTAGATTACTTCGCTGTGAAGTAGGTACTCTCGCTTTATCCAATGCAAACTCTGCAGGGGCTGTGCTTCTTGCTTGTGGTAAAATTGGTAAACGCATGGTTTTGCCTGAAAGTATCGTTATGTTGCATGATATGAGTTCTGAACTTACTAACGATTATCATAAAGTTTTAGAAAATGAAATTAACTCTCTTCGTATATCTAAGAAAGTAATTAGTCAAATGCTCACTGAGCACGGTGCTTCATCTTCTGTTAAATTGCTAAAACCTGAAGCTACGTACATGCTTGGTGGAGAAGCTATTAAATATGGATTAGCAGATGTAGTCATCAAAAACTTTGATGATATTTTAAAAGTAGTTAATATATAAATATGGAAAATATACTATACCGCACCAAAGTTTATACCATTGGTGCAATGGAATATGCTGATGGCAGCAATTGGAGAGAAGCTGTAGAGAACGAATTAATTCCTCGCAATATTACAGTTTTTAATCCCTATAAGAAGCCTTTTATTAACGATTGCGATGAGTCGCCTGACGTACGCATTCGTATGCGTAATCATATGGCTTGTGGTAGATATGAAGAAGTAGTTGATTGGGCAAAAGCTATTCGACGTTTTGATCTTAATCTTGTAGATAGATCAGACTTCATTATTGCATATATTATTCCTTCTACTGCAAGTTGGGGTACAGCAGAGGAACTCTCTACTGCAGTATCATTACGCAAACCTATTTTCGTAGTAGTAGAAGGAGGTAAAAGCAGAACCCCACTTTGGCTTATGGGACAGCTCAAGCACAAGTACATCTACGATTCTATTGAAGATGCACTTACAATGGTTAAAAAAATCGATGATGGGCAAGTAATTATTGATAGCCCTACTTGGCGTCTACTTAAAAAGGAATACAGATAATATGGCATACTCAGCAAAACCAGTTGGAGATTTTCTCCAAATTTTTAACGCCCTTACCGGGTCACCTCATTTCTCTATTCATATTGGGTCTCGAGGTTTACACAGCTATTTTATGAGTGGTAACACTCTTACTATTACCTATAAAGCTGGTAATCTTACAGAGGTTTGGGATCTTACCAAACGACAGAAGCTTCGCTAATGACTCCTGAATATATCATAGCTGACGCAACTGTAAAGTACATGAACGCAAAGAACCCTCTCGAAGAGAGTCTTTACTATGTACATGAAAATAGTTGGTGTAAAGATTTTAATAAAGCTACAAAATATGCAGATTCTAATGCTGCAATAGAGCAAGCTCGGGTACTTAACGCTGAACTACCAGTAAAGGTGTTACTCGTTAAAAACGAAGGACATCGAATAGGAGTAGGGGAAATTAAGTTTTAAAGCATAAATATTATGGTGAAAGTATTATCTCCATTAGTCCAATTCCAACAACAGCTTCGTGTATTTCATTGGCAAACAGAAAGTTATGCCCAACACAAAGCATTTGGTAAGACCTATGAAGCTCTCGATGATTTAATCGATGGGTTTATTGAGACTTTCATGGGTAAATACGGTAAACTTGAAGCTGAAGGCGGCAAGTACGATATTGAACTCCATAATTTAAAGGATGCTAAGGTAGATTCGGTTCTTAATGAATTCTTAGATTATCTTGACACCTTTAATGACGAACTTGACGAAAAGAAAGACTCCGATCTTCTTAACATTCGCGATGAAATTAAAGGCGAAGTTAATACTCTCAAGTATCTATTAACCTTAAAGTAATTCAATTTTGAACTTGCATTTTGGGTTATAGTACCCAAAATAGGTTTTTCAAAATGAAACTAGTATCTCCAGGAGAGAGAACTACTCTTCTCTTAAATAGAAATTACCAAGCGTTTGGCTTTTGCTCTGCACGAGCAGCTATCCGGCACCTTGTTACAGGGCGTATCAAGGGCATGGATGCCGATG